TGCCACTTGCTTCGTATGGCCTTCTACCATCCCTCTCTAATATATGGGAATTAATTCCATATAGCTTTATCATCGATTATTTTGCAAAGATTGATGATAAATTAGAGTGGGCTGATGCTAGCATGATTATGTTAGCATTAACTACGGCTGAGTCCTTCCATTCTGTTGCTATTGAGCATAGCTTCAGTATAGAAGAATTATCAGACCATGGTTTGGCTCCAGATGGTACCATGCCAGAAGTCGATTTGCTTTATAGGTATTATGAAAGGTTCCATCTCTCAATGGTTCCTCCCATTATGCCTACTCGACTTATTGGCTTTTCTGATATTACATTTCCATCTTGGACTGTAACATCAGGCTTATTGTATAAGTTCCTCTTCTGAGTAGCTTACACATATAAGCAGCTCCATAGCTTTTAGCTATGTGTAACTAGTATAGTTGACCAACATATTTAATGTGGGCTATATTGGTTACGTAAGTAGTAATCGTATTACTCGAAAGGAGTATACAATGACTATCACCATCAAGAACCTGGCCGATACTGCTAACGTCGACATTGCCGCTATTGCGGTACCAGTGAAAACTAACTTCGTGTTAGTTGACACTAAAGTCGATGGTGTTAACAGGGAAGCCTTGTTCCAAAAGGTCACCGGCGATGAAGACAGCCCCATGACTGTTCGTATCGGGTTTTACCCGAACGATAAGGCTGAGGCTGGCTATGGTCGGACTAACCTCTCTATCAAAATTCAGTCTTACGTTTGTGAAACTGATTCTGAAGATGAGGAGATTTCCAACCTGCCGTGCACGGCTACTTTAGCGACAAGCATGCCTGGTAAAAGTGGTGTCCCGAATTCGAGCGATATGCTCAAACTCTTGGGCAACCTCTTTACGTGGATGGTTCCAGTTGTTGCCGGAATCATCGACGATGGCGCGCTTGATCGTTTAAAGTTTGGTGTTGTGAATGATCTGAATACTTTGGTCGATACGGCCTCAGCATAAAGGTCAAACATACACCAATGTCGTGCTACATCCCTAGGGTCGAGATACCCTCTCTTGATGGGAATTTTCGTGTTAACCTCAACGATAATCCCTACAAGAACCACATATGTAAGCATAAGAACAATTTCTACGTTGTTCAGTTGCTTATATTATCGTGGACAGCGATGCTAGCGGACTCACCTATAGATCCTAAGAAACCAAATAAGTTAATACATAGGTTTATTATGAACTTGTGTACAAATTTATTTGATATTCTTAAGACCTATACACAATTATCTCATATTCTTACCAAAAGTGAGATTAGAGATAATTCTTCGATTAGTCGAAGCTTTCTTAAAGATATGAAAGATACTCCTATTTTTCGAGAATATCTTCATTACTTTAAGACAGGTGATACACAGTGTCTTCAATATATATTATCTTTCCTTAATTTTGGAAAGAAAATATATTATGAAGACGACGATCTTCAAGCTAGTGCCTTTCGCACATGGCTTGATGTAGAAGACCGTTTATCTGTGTTGGAGCTACCTGCATTCGTTGATAATTTATCCATCATTATGGAATATATTTTCAGCGAATGGTCCACTGATTACTTCCTACCAAAACATGGTAGTGGAGCAGTTAGTGAACAAGGTATATGGGGTGTTACCCTTAAGAATCAGTTTATTAGTTATGATAATCGTGTTAACATGTTATACCTTAAAGGCAATAACACGTTTAACGATATCGATGACTTTTTGACTGATCTGACTCCTGTTAGGTCAAACTCCGCTAGGTCACTTTGCCATAGTACTAAACCAGCTCGGTTGATGTTCGTACCAAAGGATTGGAAGAAGAAGAGGTCCATATGTATGGAACCTATCTCCCTCCAATGGGCTCAACAAGGAGTCCGTCTCTGGTATGAAACATATCTTTTAAAGAAAAGCTGTCTTAAAAGACATATTTTCTTAAGAGATCAGACGATGAATCAAAAAGGTGCATATTATGGGTCTTTGACCAATAATATGGACACAATTGACTTATCTTCTGCATCTGATTCAGTTGCTTGGGACTTAATACGATGTATTATGCCCACTAAGGTCTTAAAACACCTTCAAGCAACTAGAAGTTACAATGTTGTTTTACCTAATGATGCAATTATTTCTGTGAAGAAATTTGCACCAATGGGTTCTGCACTATGTTTTCCAGTGCAGTCAACATTGTACGCAGCCATCGCAATGATGGTTGGACTGGCAAAGTACATTGGTCGTGATTGGCACCATGCTGGTATTTTTAATGATATTGATGTGAATTACATCTATAAGATGTGCTTTGCATCAAATCATTTTACAATACCTCGACGTGGTGCATATCATCCTTTTCT